TGTGTTTTAACAAATGCCATTTTCGCTCCTTAAAAAAATGGGGAGCCGAAACTCCCCTAATCATCAGCACACAACACTATTCCTCTTTACTATCCTCAATTTTTGTATCGTCAGTACACTCGGTGCCTAGCTGTGCTTTAAACCACTCAAGCGCAGCCTTCTTAGACTCAATATCATCTGACAATGAGTTCATCTCAGTTATAAGTTTCTGAGCCAATACAAAGATATGTTGGTTTTGTAGAGACATCTTGGATACATCAAAGTCTCCGTTGTCAGTTTTAAATATGCTCACAACTCATCCTCTTCGACAGCATCCTCTACATCAAACTCATCTCCAGCACCACCACTACGGTAAGGTACTAAATCTAAAACTTGCATGGCTACAAACTCTAGACCTTGGAAATGCTGTTGACCTCTGTCCATCTCCCATTCACGATACTGAACCTTAACTTTAGAACCATTCCCAACTTCTACATCGATCTCTTCTTTCATTCGATCATAGAGTTTAGGAGCTTCCCTAGTTCCCTTTGGGCCACCATTCACCTTTCGTTTGATGATCAGGGCTGGCCCCTCATCCATATCTTTAACAGTAAATCCACGCCGCTTGAAGTCCTTTGCAGTATCTTCTTCGACAACTAGATTAACACTATATACTGGCTCATAAGTTGTGTTGGGCCTTTTAACACTAGCCCAGTAAGCTGTACCTTCTACAATAGCCATCCTATTTATAACTCCTATTAACATTGATTAACGAACACATAGTATCATACAAATTTAATGCTTGTAAAGTCATCTCCTATCACCTATGATTGTAAACTTACCTATATGGATATTTAAAAGAGGCTCTACATCCTGCCAATCATTACGATCATAACGACCCCCGAAACTAATATCAACTTCTTCATCTGGGAGTTCACTTAAAGAAACATAACCACTAGCATCTTTCCATTTAACACATAAGAAAGTCTCAAGATGTAAAGACCTGTATAGTTCTTTAGCCTTTAAAAACTTTGATAAAGATATTATATAAGTAGGATATGTATCCTTACTACAGTACCTATTTTTTAGTTCTGTAAAGAACTTAGGCTTCAAGTTTCTTGTATCTAAAGCTATACAATCTATACCATATTGTACAGGTAGTTTTCTTAATACAACTTTAAAGTATCTTTCAAGGTCTTTACCAAACCCTGATTCAGCTGCTAAAGTTTTTTTATTTTCATATGTTTTTCTAGGCATACTGACGCTCCCAGTTTCTAGCCTTACGTTTTTTACCCTGTGAAAGAGCTGTATAGTGTGCATCTACTGAAGCAGCTTTCCAATACATATTCTTTAAAACCTGTTTGGCACTACGAATACTGTGTTTCTTTTTAAAGTAATTACCAAAGATAGGTTTAACAAATACATATTTTCTACCGATACTTATGTCACATATTCTCCAGCCATCTACATAAAACCATGTAGTAGCTTTGTTACCCATCTTTGGTGAAAGTAAAAAATCTTTTAAGTCTAGATGTTCCTGCATTAGTTTGCTCCTGTGTATGTACTTCATACCATTTTTGAAATGCTTTTTTATTCATGATGTAGTCATCATATTCATCGTTCCTTAAAACAGGCACCATTTGTAATAGTTGATGTTGCGTATAGTTACTAGCCATTAAACCACTCCGGTATAGATCTGTTAGTCCACTTAGCAAAGTGTTTCGTATGGTAATAGTCTCGGTAACACTTAATGTTACAATCCGAAACCTTGTTATCATCAGGCATTGCTAAAGTTGGAGGTGTGAATGCATCAATAGATATATTATCTGGTGCTTCAAGCAGTAAGTCTTTTAGCTCTGCACACTTATGAACCTTCTCATATCTATATGTATACTCATCAAGTAAATAATTAAATAGATCATCTAACCATATGTAATTACTTACATTTTCTCTGCACCATACGGCGGAAGGATGATTCATATGTGTAGCTTGATATAAATCTTTACGCTGATCTTTTAGGTAATATCTTTTTACCATTCTGCCTGTCCTTCTGGAAGGCTCATAGTACATAGTGCCGTCTAAAACTCTGTGAGCTGTAGACAATAGCTGTGCATACTCAAGTATCATTTTGACAACATGTTTATCACAGTGCTGCTCGGCACATATTTTCGGATCGTTGTGTAAATAAAATATATTCATGTAAAATATCCATAGTTATAATGTAATATTTTTAAAAAAGTCATGGTAGACCATAACCACATAAGTATAGTTATACGCATAAGTATAGGGTTTAAAAATACTAGGGGCATGTACCACCATTTCATATCAATCCTCCCAGATTGTAGTATTAGTTTTTACGCTATCAAGTTTTCCCAATACACTTCTGATTTTACATAAAGATATTTCCATATCCCTTGCATAGTATGCTATTTCAGAGCGGATCTCTTCATTAGTCATCATCTCTGATATGATTCTATTGGATTCTGAGTGATTAATATTCTTCATGCTAGGCTCCTTACATTTAAGTATGTTGTAAATATCTTAGGTAACAGATCATCTAACTCATCCTTACCACTGACTTGTTCCCACGGCATAGCTGCCCCTCTATCTGATAGGGCTTTACTTGCAAATTCATCTTCAACAAAAGAAAGAAAACTACGTATGAAGGAAGGGTGAGGAAGGGGTGCATCAATCTTTACAAAGTTATATGCCACCCAATCATCAATCTGGTGATAGAACTTCTGTCTTTCCATTACTTTGCTCCTGTAAGTAATTGATAACATTATCTAAAGAACATAAAAAAACTAGATCTGATCTAGAATCTAAAGGACACCCGCTTAGGGCATCCCTTAGTTCTATTAGATCAGCTAGTGTAGACTCACTAACCATTAAGCTACCTTACGAAATAAACGATCATTAGAAATAACCTCAGAGACTTTGTTAGCTCTACGATTCTGTAAAGATATAACGGATGAACCTTTCCTAGAGGGCTGGCAATGAGTAGCCCAATGAGTCAAAGCATTATAAACTGCCCATAGATTTCCACCTTGGCGAGGTACATAAGTATCTCTATACAACCTCCAAAGCTGTATATAGTTTTTATTATTCCATGTCTTTTCATCAAGAGAATCACCACCAATTGCGGCAGCAAATATAGACTTAATAATTTCTTGAGATGGTACAGTCTTATACCATATCTTCCATAGCTCATTCTGCTGCATCATTACCTCTAGACCTTTACCAACAATCTGAGATCCTTTATGGATATCTAGCTGCTTAGTATGTCTAGACTTATATATAGTAGAGCTGCCCTCTGTGAATATCTGACCATTCATACAGGCTGACTGTCTAGCACCAGCCGACATCATGAAACTAAACAGACCGTCAAAGCTATTAACTCCAAGGAAACTCAGGGCGGCTGTGTCACCATCTGGAGTTTCTAGGAACTGATTGGGTAGAGTATGCTTTACATAACACCTAGCACCACTACGATCAGTAACAATAGACTCAATAATATCCTTAGTATTGAGATCACTTCGCATAATCATAGCCCTCTGATTAGCTATCATGTCTCTGTGATTTACTGGCTTGTAATTAGGGCCAACAACTCCAAGACAATGGTTAGTATCAGTGCGAACAATGGCACGTTTATTAACCACAGTCTGGCTGTGTCTGCCATCTAGTGATTTAGTATTATAATGTAACTGCTTCAAGTCAATGTCAAAGTCGGCATCGCCATAAGGCAGATAAGAAAGATTGTTACTATACAGATCGATTACATTTTCCATAGTTGTTGCTCCTTAGTCTAGTATTTCTACAGGTTGGTTGGTTTCTATCCATACTTTAGCACCACAGGACAATGGTTTATCCGGTGAATACTTTATCTCGCCATCAGTAAACTTAACACGATTGCAATAAGTATTTGTTTTATAAGTCTTTACAGTTATGACAGGCTTATTAGCTCCTTTAGCATTAGCCTTTATGTTATGCTGATTAACATGAATTATTGTTTTCATTCAATATATCCTCTGCCATTTCATTTGCTATTTCTTCAGCCCTATCCAGACTAGAAGTTGTAATTATTTCATCATGGAAAGATGAGCTAACCTCATAATATGTAAAGGGTCTACCCTCAAACTCATCTCTAACTGGTAGGATATCAATTCTTGGATTCATTAGTGCATTACCTCCTGATCAACATTGTCTAGCTCTTTCGCTATATCAACAGCTTGAGTACAACAAGAAGTCAACTCTTCTACAAAAACCGAATCATCTTCATCAAGATCATCTTTGAGCTGGTGCAACAAAGTAGCTAAGGCAATCGCCCCTATTTTAAGATCTACTTTATGGTAATCAAATGTTTTAGCTAATGCCCCTCTAGCCTCTTCAATTAAATCAAACATCTCTTCTGCAAATTCTACTGCTTTAGTACGGTCGGTCATGGTCGGCTCCTTATGTTTTATAAAGGTCTTTCACTACGTAAAGACCTTTTAAAACTTATTAAAAAACTTTCTATTAATATCTTTTCGCATCTTCACAATCTCAGGCGACATTGGAAGCTTAGTAACTGATTTACCCTTTTTAAAATACTCCTCCATATCTTTATGTAACTGATCTATATACTTATTTTTATCGAACGAATTAGACATTGTATTCTCCTATTAGGTAAGTGTAATGTAACTCTGATACGTGATAGCCATCTAAGAAGTCTTTAGGATACTTGTCAGCTATCAATGAACACCATGCATCCCAAAGTCTTTCAGATGTATAGATTTCACAGAGCGCTACATACTCTTGAAGCCTTTTCTCATTAGCTTCCTGACCTCTTTTAGTCTTTACAGTCTTGTTATAAACCAACAGATCAGGCTTAACATTGTATTGTTTTATATTGTGAACATCAATACAACCAACTAAGCCAGCAACTAACTGACAAACAAAGCCAGCCTTAGCCAAACCAAGCCCTTCAATCTGTAGAAATATCTTCATAAGACTGTGCGACTTTGAAGTATCTGATTTGCTGGAGTTAATAACAGCCATCATCTGACCGTAGATAAAATGCTTATGAGTACTTATATATTTGTAAGTATTCTTTTTGTTGCCCCAGACAAACTTAGATTCTAGTTTATTTTGTTTCATATCAACCATCATGTCTCCCACTAGCACCCATTTTTGCTGGATGCTAAGGGATACCATCATGATAACTAGAAATAAATTATCTGGGCTACGCTGTGCGAAATGATTAATCTTCGGATTGTGGTTGCTGAACACTTAAATTCTCCTTAATTGCTTTTTCTACAGAGTCCCTAAGTCCATGTAGAAACTCATAGATAGTGGTTTCTTTTTCACCCTCACTAAGAAACACAGTAAGCTCAAACTCTTGATCTCTAGTATTTTTAACAACAATTTCTACCCAGTTATGGCCGTAGTTTGGAGTGTTAATTTTTACATCTGTGATTCTATGTATTGATATTTCATCAAGCATCATTGTCTCCTGTTACTAATCCAGTTATGGTTTCTTCATATGTATATCTCAAACCTTCTTGAGATTGGTTGAAGTCGTTGTAAATTTTATCTACCAGAGTTTCTAATCTGTTTTTTATTTCGTAAGCACTATCTTTAAGATTGCCCTCAAAAGGCAACAGATCTTCAAGCTCTTTAGAGTATATAAAATGATAATCAAACATCAATTCAATGTGCCGCTTGGCTTGCTCCCTGTTCATGGTTGGCCCCTTTTAGATTTATGAAGGTCTTTCACAACGTAAAAGACCTTCTAAATCTTTTAAATAAATTACAATAAATCCTTTAACTCTACAGGTCTTTGCTCTAACTCAATACCTAACTGTCTGATCCAGTAGACTTTTTCAAGCGGAATAGTTTTGGTATTCATAAGATTCACAAGTGACCTAGAAACATCACAATCTGGATAGATCTTATCTACTCCATAGATATTTTTAACTTTAATATATGCTTTCATCATTCGCTCCTTGGTTTGGTGGCCTTTTAGATTTATAAAGACCTTTCACTACCGTAAAAGGTCTTTTAAATCTTTTAAGTATTAATATAACCCTTTGCTAAACTGAAACTTCCTATGGCCTAGAGTTATTCTGACATATCCATGCTGGCAGTATTTCCAGTGAGATAATTTAACTTGACGTTTCCTACGGAAACAAGTGTAGCTTACTAACTCCCAACGGGGATTGAGATAATAATATAAAATATTTAAATAAATCATATAGATACTCCTTAAAACTCTGGAGAGCATAAACTCTCCAGAGCGTTGGTGGCTTTAGCCAAGCTTAGTTATCAAAGCTTCCAGAGTTGACTTAATAGTCAAGACATTCTCGGAAATATCTGACACCTCGCCTTCAAGGAAGGCTACACGTGTCTCCAACTCTGTTGGCTTGGAGGCTGCTTTAGCAGCGACCTTGGGTGTTGCCTTTTTGGCGACCTTCTTCTTGGCAACCTTGGTTGCTGTGGGCTTAGCTGCTTTAGCAACTCGCTTGACCTTGACCGGAGCTTTAGCTCCAACCATGTCCTCAGTCTTGACCTGACGAGTCAGGAAAGCCGGGATCTTAGCTGTCTCGAAAAGCTCTTGAGCTTTCCCACGGCTAAGTGATGAAGCTGGGAACTGGGAGTATAAAACTCCCAAGACTCGCTTTCGGATGATGGAAAATTTAATCTGTGGAATCTCTTGAGATTCACAAATCATGTAAGTAAACTTACCTGCTAGGCCAAAGTACTGCTTGGGAGTAGCTTGAATTTCATTCAAAGTTTGTGAAGTTGTCATGGTATATCTCCGATATAAGTTTGTGTTGTGTTGTCGTTTGTGGTGCTAAGAAGCTTTTATGTCTCTCTCACTATGTAAGAGAGACTTAAAAGTTCTAAGGGTCTAGCTCTTCTCAGGGTCTCCGTAGGGAAAGTTTCTAGCCTCTCTCAGTAACTCAAGTTCATCTTGAGTCAGACCCATGTGAGAAAACGGATGTTTTCTGCTATAGGCTCTAACTGCTGAAGCGGCTGACTCGTAGAGTTCGTATGTATCAGACCAAGCATCGGACTCAACCATGTTTTTAATCTCTGCAAATTTGGCAATCAAATTTTTCATATGTACTCCTTTGGAGTTGTGTGTGATTGTTTAGTCTCGGTGTCGCTGAGACATTTCCATTAAAGGCACATTGGATTTTTGAGGTCAACCTCTTTCCCCGCGCATTATGCGATTGTGAAAGAGCGCATCACGCCCCGCACATCACAGGATCGCTACAGGATCACATGGCGATCACATAGCGCGATCAGGCGTTTAGGCGCATACAAACTCTGGAGATTTTATAAACTGAGGGGATAGATTATTTAGTTACTAAATACTCTATAGGTTGTTGAATTGTAAAGACTCTTGAGTCTTTAGAGTTTATTTTACAGACTCAGAATATTTGTGAATATTCTGTAAACTAGAGAGGCTTTGGAGATTTTGTGCTAGAATCTCTAAAGAGATTATAGAAGCTCTGGAGATTTCAGAGTCTCAAAAGACTCTGGAGTGTGGCACCCTCTAAAGTCTCTAAAGACTTTGGAGGGTGGGGCAGGAGGCCATGCCACCCCCCCTAGTATATATACTAATACTCATACATTTTACAGACTTTACAGTGTTAAGCAGTTTGGGGCCACAATAACTCTAAAGTCTCTGGAGACTTTTTGCGGCCATAGAGTCTTTAAAGACATCAATCCGCTAGGATTGTTACATATCTATATAGCTATGCACCGGGGGTACAAAGTATATTATACAGTCCACAGAGCATTCTGTCAAGTTATTTATAATAATATTAAAAAATACTTGACAGAACCTCTATATAGCACTATAATACTATACATGACTAAAGAATTAACTGTAAAACAAAAAGACTTCTTGGACTATCTGGTAGATACTGGAGGTGACCCTAAGAAAGCTGCTGAGTTGGCAGGTTATGCACAGAATGGACATTGGCAAGTTGTCAAAGCACTCAAACATGAAATAATCGATTTGGCCTCAAACATTCTGGCTCAGTCAGCACCCCAAGCCGCTATGAAGCTTGTAGAGGTAATGCACTCTGATCAGCCTATTCCTCAAGCGAATATGCGCCTTCAGGCCGCACAAACCATACTAGATCGTACAGGACTTGGAAAACAAGAAAGACTAGAAGTAAATAATAATATGACAGGGGGGTTATTTATACTACCCGCAAAAGCTAATGAGGCGAACTAGCAGCACTATACCTTTCGGATATAAGCTATCTGAAGATGAGAAGACTCTAGAACCTGTAGAGAAAGAACTAGAATCTTTAGATAAGATAAAAGAGATGGTATCCTCTGACATGATGTCTTTGCGAGAGGGTGCTGAGTGGTTAACTCATATGACAGGCAGAAGTATTAGCCATGTCGGGCTGAAGAATATTATAAATGGAAGATTGGGAGAAAAATCCTGAGAACTACCTTACAGACGCAGAGGGTAACTTCCTTTTAAAGAAGGATGGAACTCCTAGACGAAAGAGTGGTAGACCAAAGGGCGCAAAAGGTAGGGGCTATAACTACCACTCAGAAACGAAAGCAAAGATACAGGCGCGGAGAACTGTACGCAAAAAAGAAAAAGAAGCAGAGCGTACAAGAGTTAAACTCTCAAATCAAAGAGATAAGCTCAAAGCATCTAAAGAAACTTTAGAAAAGCTAGATAAAGATAATAAGAACAAAATAATAACAGATGATGTTCTGTCTAAGGTTCCTAAAGCCTTGCGGGAAGAAGCTAACGACAATGTTATCTTCAAACCAAACGCAGGGCCACAGACAGACTTCTTAGCAGCTCCTGAGAGGGACGTACTGTACGGTGGAGCAGCAGGTGGAGGTAAGTCCTATGCCATGCTGATAGATCCTCTTAGATACGCTCACAGGCCCGCTCATAGGGCTTTGATACTTAGGCGGTCTATGCCAGAGCTTAGAGAGCTAATAGACAAGTCTAGAGAGCTGTATCCAAAAGCATTTCCCGGCTGTAAGTATCGGGAAGTTGAAAAGCTTTGGAACTTCCCTTCAGGGGCCAAAGTAGAGTTTGGATTCTTGGAACGAGATGCAGATGTATATCGTTATCAAGGACAAGCATATAGTTGGATAGGATTTGATGAGATTACTCACCTACCTACAGAATTTGGATGGAACTATCTGGCTTCGCGTTTACGGACTACAGATCCAGACATTGTACCTTATATGCGGTGTACAGCTAATCCCGGTGGTGTCGGCGCTCATTGGGTAAAGAAACGGTACGTATTACCTCACCCGCCTAATGAATCTTTTAAGGGTGAAGATGGTCTAACCAGAAAGTTTATACCAGCAAGATTAGATGACAATCCTTATCTTGCAGAAGATGGTCGTTATGAGGAGATGCTAAAGGCTCTCCCGGCTATACAAAGAAAACAATTACTAGAAGGTAATTGGGAAATAGCAGAAGGCGCTGCCTTCACAGAATTTGAAACAGCTACTCATGTAGTTACTCCTTTTGAGATTCCTATAGGATGGGAACGAATAAAAGGAATTGACTATGGTTATGCTTCAGAGAGTGCTTGTATTTGGGGAACTGTAGATCCTTCAGATGGCACTCTTATTATATATAGAGAACTATACCGTAAAGGACTTACGGGCGAAGATCTTGGACATCTTATAGCAGAGATGGAGATACAAGATCCTTTTGCTGTACCCGGAGTTTTAGATACAGCTGCTTGGGCTAAGACAGGTTCTACAGGCCCAACAGTAGGTGAAGCTCTTATGCGAATAGGGCATAAACTAAGAAGAGCAGATAAGAACCGTATACAAGGTAAAATACAGATTCACGAATACTTAAAGTTACAGCAAAGCGGAAGGCCACGAATACAGATATTTAATAGCTGTCCTAATCTGATACGCGAACTCCAAAGTATTCCCTTAGATAGAACTAATCCAGAAGATGTGGATACTCATGCTTCGGATCATGCTTACGATGCACTAAGGTACTTGATAATGTCAAGACCAAGAATAGCAGATCCTTTATCAAGAATTAGGCATATGCATCGTGAACAAGCATTTACACCATTAGATTCAGAATTTGGTTATTAACAGGAGAAACACAAATGTCAGCATTACCCGGAGTTATTGACGTACAAGATAATGTAGGAGTTCCTAGTGTAGGGGATGTCCGCGCTATCGCTACACGAGTAGGCGCTCAAGCTACAGCAACAACAGGAACTATCGCAGTTACAGCTAATGAAACTTATGATGTAAGTTTTACTCAGCCAGCTGGTACATCTATTAAAAATATTATTATGATTGCAGCAGGTAACTTGGTTACTGGCGGCTCATCAGGCGATGATATAGATTTTGATTTGGGAACTGCCGCTGGTGGTGGTCAAATTATTGATGAGAAAGCAATTGCAGATGATGGAGGTAGTGCTGTAACAATTGCTGCTAATACTCCTCTGTTTATTGTAGAGAATGGTATTCCAGCAGCAGCTAATAAGTTTGCAAATATGAGTGGAGGCCCAGCAACATCAGAGGCTATGACTCTTGCAGGATCTCTAGCTAGTACTTCTGAAAGGACTTTGCATATTCGTTTGAAGCCCCTAGCAAGTAATCTAGGAACTGCTGCAACTACTGTTACATTTGTAATTGACTTTATAACACTGCCGTAATATGTCCGATAAAAACTCAATAACAGATAGCGCGAATAACGTCTACTTTCAAGATGTACAGGGCGAGCAAGGTAAAAATATAAACCTTGAGGATGCCTTTGTTAATCAGTTTGTAGGCGTTATTCAGGATCGTTATACATCAGCCAAGCAAGCTAGAGATCATGATGAAAGGCGTTGGATAACTGGTTATCATAATTATAGAGGTCTTTATCCGAAACATTCAAAATTTAGAGAATCCGAAAAATCAAGAGTATTTGTCAAAGTAACTAAGACAAAAGTTCTTGCTGCTTTTGGTCAGCTAGTCGATGTAGTCTTTGGTTCCAATAAACTCCCAATTGGAATATCTGAAACAAAGATGCCGGAAGGTGTTGCGGAACACGCACATTTAGACACCCAAGTCCCGGTTCCTAGCATTGAAACTAGCTCACCAGCCCCAGAGCCTAGCGCCACTAATCCCTATGATGTCGGGTATGCGGGTGATGGTCAAGTCTTAAATGCTGGGGCAACCTACAATAAAGGTAAAACTGAAGATATAGATGCCGTTATAAAGGACGCATTAGTAGACGGCCCCTCTGCAATACCTCAGTTTTTTGAAACTCAACCAGCCCGTGAAGCTGCTAGACGCATGGAAAAGCTAATCCATGATCAGATAGAAGAATCTAAAGGATCTAGTGAAATACGAAATGCGCTGTTTGAGTGTGCTTTATTTGGTACGGGTATTGTTAAAGGCCCATTTAACTTTAACAAAACTTTAAATCGTTGGACTGAAAATGAAGCAGGAGAGCGAGAGTATAATCCTGTAGATGTGAGAGTCCCTCGCATTGAGTTTGTAAGTATTTGGGATTTCTTTCCTGATCCTAATGCAACAAATATGGATGAGTGTGAGTATGCCTTCCACCGCCATAAGATGAATAAATCTCAAGTGCGTTCCCTTGCGCGTATGCCTTATTTCAATAAAGAGGCTATACGAGATACATTACGCATGGGGCCAAATTATGAACCAGACCATTATGAACATGAACTAAAAGATGACAAACGCTCAGAAGAATATGGAGCTGGTCAGTTTGAAGTTCTAGAATACTGGGGAATAATGGATGCTGAATATGCGAAAGAAGCAGGAATAGAACTTCCAGAAGAAGTTGATGATTTAGATGAAGTTCAGGTTAATGCTTGGATTTGTAATGGTAATATACTGAGAGCTGTAATTAATCCATTTACTCCTCATCGTATACCCTACAATGCTTTCCCATATGAAAGAAACCCCTATAGCTTTTTTGGCATAGGCGTAGCTGAAAATATGGATGACTCTCAAAAAATTATGAATGGTCATGCACGTATGGCTATAGACAACCTAGCATTATCAGGCTCATTAGTATTTGATGTAGATGAGTCTGCCCTTGTAGGTGGTCAGAGTATGGAAATATATCCGGGCAAGATCTTTAAGCGTCAAGCTGGTGTACCCGGACAAGCTATCAATGGTGTAAAGTTTCCTAATACTTCCAATGAAAACATGATGATGTTTGACAGATTCCGTCAACTAGCAGATGAGCAGACAGGTATTCCTAGTTACTCTCATGGTCAAACAGGCGTACAGAGTATGACACGTACAGCATCAGGCATGTCAATGCTACTAGGTGCTGCATCATTAAATATTAAAACAGTTATAAAAAATCTAGATGATTTTCTACTTCGTCCTTTAGGTGAGTCTTATTATCAATGGAACATGCAGTTCTTAGATAAAAAACTAAATATAGAGGGTGACTTAGAAGTAAAAGCTACAGGCACTAATAGTCTGATGCAAAAAGAAGTTCGCAGCCAGCGACTCACTATGTTTTTACAAACAGCACAGAATCCTTCAATAGCTCCTTTTATTAAGATAAACAAGCTAATCAGCGAACTGGCTTATTCTTTGGAACTTGATCCAGATGAATTATTAAATGATCCAGAAGAAGCAGCTGTTATTGCTAAAATTATAGGATTACAAAATGCTGGACAAACAACTGGTGAGGCAGCTCAAGCCTCTGGTGAACAACCCGGAAACATGGAAGCCTCTGAAGGAGTACCTCCAGAAGGCACAGATGTCGGAGTTACGGGTACTGGCGGTGGCAACATCGGAATTGGAGGTGTACCGCAGTCAGGGGAGAGTGAGTTCTCTGGAGCGGTTGATGAAGCTTAGAGATAATGTAAATGACTACGAAGAATGAAATGACAATACTTATACTAGAAGCATTGTCTAGTCAATACATAGCAGAGTTAAAAAAGCTTACAGTAAATATAGAAAACTATACTAGCAATTCAGTGGGTGTAGCAGAGCATCCTGACATAGTAGCTGAAGTAGATAAGCTAATAGAGCAAGTAGCTTCAGCCGAAGAAAAGTTAAAAATTGTTGAAGAAATGCTACAGGTAGAAATAGAGAAATCTAATGACTAAAAAGAAATCTAGAGTAAACGAGGCTGGTAATTATACTAAGCCTACAATGCGTAAGAATCTTTTTAATAAAATTAAAGCTAGTGGTAAAGGTGGTAATCCGGGGCAATGGTCAGCCCGTAAAGCCCAGATGCTTGCTAAAGAATATAAAGCCAAAGGTGGCGGCTACAAATGAAAGGTTTGTTTTGGAGTCCTTTTCAAAGGAAACTTGTATCATTTAATGAATGGATGAAGGACGCAGAAAAATACGATGGCGTTAAAAAAGTCTCAAAAGTCTCTTAAAAATTGGACAGACCAAGAGTGGACTACCAAAAGTGGTAAACCTTCTACTCAGGGATCTAAAGCTACAGGCGAAAGGTATTTACCAAAAAAAGCTATAGCTGCTATGTCTGATTCTGAGTACGCCGCCAGCTCTAGGAAAAAAAGAGAAGATACAAAGAAAGGTAAACAATTTTCTAAGCAGCCAAAGAAAGCTGCTAAAACAGCACGTAGATTTAGGAACACTGGTGGTATTATGAATGAACAATCTTCAATGTTAGTTCCTGTAGAGCGTCAGGCTTATGCTGGTGGTCAATTAGTAAAAACATTATTAAAACTAATAAGACCTTTAACAAAAGATCAACAAGCAACTAGAAAAGCTACTGCAGCTCAAGCTAGTGTGATAAAAGATAAAACTGCTATCGGAGCAGGTGCAGCAGTGGTAGCAGGAGGTATTGGATACAATATTAATTCTCCAGAAGGATCAAGATTAATTGAAGCTGCAAATGCTGGCGAAATAGAAGTAGAAATAAAAAATATAGATCAAAGAACTAACCCAAAAGATTTTCCTACCTATGCTAAAGATACTGATTCTGCAAAAGCATTTAGGGAAGCATTTAAAAATGCAAGAGAAGCAAGAGCAGATACTTTTGAATTTGAAGGTCGTACTTATCTAGCTGATTTACCAGTAAATAGAGAAGATAAAGCAGCAGGTGGATTAATGGGAGCTACACGCAATATCAAACCTTTAGTCAAAATGGCTGAAGGTGGATCAATGCTTGCTCCTAAAGATGAAAAGTTTCCAGACTTAACAGGCGATGGAAAAGTAACACGCGCTGATGTACTTAAAGGTCGTGGAGTTTTTCAAGAAGGTGGCACAGTTCCTGTAGATACCTACCCAAATATACCACCAGAAGAAATGGCAGAAGCAAGAGCTTCCCAACTTCCTGATAACGAAATGGAAGATCAATACATAAACTATATCATCAATGAAACACTTGATGAATCCGAACAACAATATTTACAGAATGCTTTAGCATCAGATCCTCAACTTAATTCAATTCTGGATAAAGTTATGGTTACTGCTGCTGAGTTTTCTGGGGCTGGAGAAGTTGATGGCCCCGGAACTGGTGTATCAGACTCAATACCCGCTAGATTATCTGACGGAGAGTTTGTTATGACCAAGAAGGCTACTGATCAAATAGGCGCTGACAACCTCCAACGAGTAATGGATGAGGCTGAACGTGCTTATGATGGTGGCTTAATGAGTCGGCCTGACAGCTTGGCAAAGACATCTATGAGCAATGAAGATATTATTCAGCGCCAGATGGCTGGGTCAAGCAAAATGCCGAGTATACGTTAATACGGCTACCTTGAAGTAACAAGCCCCTATCAGTTTGACGAAACAACAAGATAGGCTACCTTGCAAACAACAAGCCCCGTTTGGAGAAGTAACATGACTGTTGCAGATAAAATCGAGGAACAAGAAGCAAACCCTTATAACGCAAAGAAAGATTGGCATGAACAGCAAACTCCTAATTTTGCTAATGCTGATGGTCTTTTCTTTGAGCCTCAGACTAATAAGGCCACCTCCAGCAAAAAAGCTGAAGCCCCTGAAAATGAATCTAAGGATGTAAATTATAAGAAGCGTTACGATGATTTAAAGAAGCATTATGATAATAAAGTTTCTGAATTTAAACAGCGAGAACAAGAGCTAGTAGCTGAAGTACAAACAAATACTCCTCAGTATCAAGCTCCTAAAAGTGCTGAAGATTTAGAAGCCTTTAGGAAAAAAAATCCAGACCTGTACGATACAGTTGAAACTGTAGCACATTTGCAAAATGAACAACAATTGACAGATATACGTCAAGAGTTAGTCGCATTAAAGCAGCGTGAAACAGACATAGCTAAGAAAGAAGCTGAAGTTGAGTTGCGTCAAAGGCATCCTGACTTTGAAAACATTCGCGGCGATGAAAAGTTTCATGAGTGGGCTAAGCTCCAACCTGAAGAAATACAAAACTGGGTGTACAACAATCCTAATAATGCCTCTTTAGCTAGTAAAGCTATTGATTTGTTTAAACTCGAAAATGGTAGTACTGCTAGGTCAACCAAAACACAGTCTGCATCTAAAGGAAGTGCAGCAGACATGGTTTCGACTAAAACGAAATCCATCGATACTAAACAACCTAAGATATGGACTGAACGGGAAATCGCTCGAATGTCCGTTACTGAGTTTGATAAATATCAAGACGATATTAACCAAGCAATCAGTGAAGGACGAGTGACAAAATAACTTGTTTTTTATTGAGGTAATATACAATGGCTTATAACCAATCAGATCAATATTTTGAACCGAGTACGGATACAAACGCTAACTTTGCTAACTCCGTAGCTGGTCAAACTAACTCATACTTCCTTCCTGCTATTTATAGTAAGACGGTTCTTAATTTCTTCCGTAAGTCTTCTGTTGCAGAAGCAATCACTAATACTGATTATTCTGGAGAAATTGCAGCTTATGGTGATTCAGTACGTATCATCAAAGAACCTGAAATTACTGTGTATCAGTATGAAAGGGGTGCGGATGTAACTGCAACTAAACTAACTGATCAAGAAGTTAACTTGGTTGTAGATACAGCTAATGCTTTTAAATTCATCGTAGATGATATTGAAACCAATATGTCTCATGTCAACTTCCGTGAAGTAGCTGCATCTTCAGCAGCCTACTCTTTGCGTGATGCTTTTGACCAAGGCGTAATTGCTTCTATGTTTGCTGGTGTGTCAGCTGCTAGTCCGAATCACATTTTGGGTTCTGATAGTGCTACTGATCTAGCATCTGGTACTTTTGATGGTACTGGTAATCTTGATATTGGTTTTGGTAGTAATGAGCATGATCCAATTGATGTTCTTTCACATATGGCGCGTCTTCTTGACGAAGCAAATGTTCCTGAAGAAGGTCGTTGGTTCTTAGCAAATCCAGAGTTCTATGAGCAGCTTGTACAAAGCAACTCAAAACTTCTGTCTGTCGATTACAATGCTGGTCAAGGTTCTATCCGCAATGGATTGGTATCCTCTGGCAAGCTGCGTGGATTTGATATGTACAAGACTAACAATATTGCTGCTGCTAGTAATGCTGCTGGCAAGTGCCTTGCTGGGCATATGTCTTCTACTTGTACAGCTCAAACTATTGTCAATACTGAAGTGATCAGAGATCCTGATAGCTTTGGTGACATTGTACGTGGCCTCCATGTTTATGGAGCCAAGGTACTTCGTGCAGACGCTTTGGTATCTGCATTCTATGGTATCGACTAAGATTATCGGGGGTCTGAAATATGGCCCCCTTTAATTTAATTAATGGAGAATGATATGAAATGGTCTAAGCCTACTTACCAAAAATTAAGACTTGGTTTTGAAGTCACGATGTATTTCAAACAGGTATAACCTATGCCTCAAATTGGAAGCGAACAAAACCCCGTTAGATTTAATGTAAATAAAAAAATAAAAATTCGTTCTGCATATTATAGAAACGAAGACAAGAAAAAAGCTGATGAAAACTATGACAGGATTTTTAGAAATCCTGATAATCCTGTAAATCATAAAGAGGAAAAGTAATATGATGCATGGTGATAAAAAGAAAATGATGGGTGGCGGTAGGATGCAATACGGCCACGGCAGCAAAGTTAAAAAAGATGGTAACAAAGTAGCACGTAACGAATACAGCAAAGGTGGTTCTGTTTCTGGTGCTATGAAAACTGCGAAGCCTTGTTAAGATGAAAGTTCAAGCTCCCGAAGGTTATCATTGGATGAAGAATGGTAAATCTTACAAACTAATGAAAGATCCTAAAGAAGGCTATAAAAAACACACAGGATCTTCAAAGTCTGCAAACTTTGATATTCAAAAGGTTCATAAGAAATAATGGCTAAATCATATCTAACATTAACAAATGAACTATTAAGAGAATTAAATGAAGTTATATTAACTTCTTCTAATTTTAGTTCTGCTATTGGTATACAAGCTCATGCAAAGGATTGCATAAATAGAGCTTATTTAGATATGGTAACTGAAGAACCTAAGTGGCCTTTTTTAGCTACAGGTGAAAGTGGTGCTACAGATCCTATGTATGGCAATGTTTCTGTAGACACAGTAGCTGGAACAAGATGGTATGAGCTAAAAGCTGCTAGTAGTGACGCAACTGGTGACTATGGAGCAATTGAATGGGATAATTTTTACATAACTACTGTAGGGGTTAGCGGTGAATCAGCTCCTTATGTATCTCAAAATTTATCTTTTTTTACTGCGGAAACATGGAAAGATTTTAGACGTACCAGAGAAAATAGCGATGATGCGGATGCTCAAAATCATGGGCAGCCAAATGCTGTTATTCGTAGTCCTGATGGTCGTAACTTTGGATTAAGTCCTATACCCGACAAAGTGTATAAGGTTTGGTTTTTTGCATATGACTTGCCTACAGAGCTGTCAGCACATGGAGATACTATTGTATTTCCTGATTTGTATAGTACAACTTTGATGGCTAAAGCTAGATATTTTATACATCAATTTAAAGAAAATCCTCAAGCGGCTGCTTTTGCTTTAGATGATTATAAGAAAGGACTAAGAAGTATGCGTGAAAATTTATTAGGGCCAAGCACAGCTTATTTTAAAGATGACAGAATGGTATTTGTTTAATGTCCTTAGCATTCGGATTATCTTGCCGTGGAGGATTAAATACTAATCTAAATTCTTTAGAGCTTTTAGGTCAGCCGGGATTTGCTACAGTTTTACAAAACTATGAAGTTGATCCTGATGGTGGCTACAGAAGAATAAATGGGTTTACTGCCTATGGTAGTTCTTCGGCTGCTAATCCAAATAGTTCTAATAGAATTTTAGGTACGTTTCCATATGCTGATGGAGTAATAGTATGTTCTGGTACAAATATTTATTTTAGTAATACTGGAACATCTTGGGTACAGATAAACAGAAGTAGTGTGTCTGGAAATGGAGATAACTATTCTACTTTTACAGGACGTTCAGTTTTAACAAGAACTAACCAAGGTCAAGCTAGTTTTGTTTTATTTGAAGGTGCTGATTTTGATTATGGTGAAGTTATTATTGCTGATGGTGCTAATAAACTTTACTCTTTTAGAATGGAAGGGACAGGAAGTATAACTGATCGTACATTCTTTTCTGCCGAAATTACTGTTAGTGGCACTAAAGGTGTTAAATATATAACTATTCATGATCATCATTTAATTGCAGCTGGTGTAGAAGATAACTTAAATACAGTTTTTTACAGCGTATATAACGATCCTGATAACTTTTCAGGCACTGGTGCAGGTTCAGTAGTTATATCTGATCAAGTACAAGGAATTAGAGGATTCCGAACAGATTTAATTGTATTCGCTAAAAATAGTTTACATAAACTAATAAATATAAATGACTCTAGTAGTATACGTATTGATCCTATTGCAGAAAATGTAGGTTGCCTTTCTGGATATTCTATTCAAGAGATTGGAGGAGATTTAGTTTTCTTAGCTCCTGATGGTATACGAACTATTGCAGGTACAGCAAGAATTGGAGACACAGAGTTAAGCTCAGTCTCTAGACAAATACAAGGTCTTATTACAACTATAGCTAATAATATTAGTTCTTTTGTAATAGATAGTGCTGTAATTAGAGCTAAGTCTCAGTATAGATTATTTTATGCAGGAGCAAGTGCTTCTCCATCTACTTCTAAAGGTATTATAGGTACTTTTACAGGCCAAGGATTTGAGTGGTCTGAAACTGTAGGGATTCAAGCTTTTGGATTAAGTTCAGGTTTTGATTCAGCAGGTATTGAAAAATATTATCACGGTGATAAAGATGGTTATGTTTACAATCATGACGTAGGTAATTCTTTTTTATTAGATGGTTCTGAGACAAATATAGTATCTACTTATGAAACTCCAGATCTTGATTTTGGAGATATTGGAACATTAAAAACTTTAAAATATGTAAAGACATCTATATCTCCAGAAGGAGATGTGTCTCCAGTTTTAACTGTTAGGTATGACTATAAAAGCATCGACATACCTCAACCAGAAGATATAACATTATCTGATATACCTCTCCCTGCTATTTTTGGATCTGCTAGCTCTACTTTTGGTTCAGCTACTTTTGGAGCAAGTAATGATCCAATGGTAAGAACTACATTAACCGGAAGTGGACATACAGTTAGTCTTAGAATTAGAACAGACGATAAAAATCGTTCATATGGGATAAATGGTTTTTATCTAGATTATATGCCATCAGGTAGGAGATAATAATGGCGCAGACTTACACACGACAAAGTTCTTTTGCAGATGGCGATACCATCACAGCAGCTTTATTTAATAATGAATATAATCAATTATTAAATGCTTTTAGTTACTCTTCTACAAGTGCATCTTCTACAGGTCATAGGCATGATGGTACTGCTGGACAAGGTGGAAATATACACACAATTGGTGATCTTGATTTTCTAAATAAGATAGTAGTAGACAGCACTAATAACCGTTGGGGTTTCTATGTAGAAGTAAGCTCATCTGCAGTAGAGCAAATACGAATACAAGATGGAGCTATAGTACCTGTAACAGACAATGACATTGATTTAGGTACAAGCTCTTTAGAATTTAAAGATTTATTTTTAGATGGAACAGCAACGGTAGACGCTTTAGTTGCTGATACGGCAGACATAAATGGTGGAACTATTGATGGCGCTACAGTTGGTGCTTCTTCTGCTAGTACCGGAGCATTTACAACCCTTGCTGCTTCTGGTGCTACTACACTTAGCAGCACTTTATCTGTGCAAGGAAATACCACACTTGGAAACGCCGCATCAGATACAGTCACACTCACCGCTGACGTTGCGTCAGATATTATACCCAGTGCTGACAGTACTCATGATCTTGGGGACAGCTCTAATTATTGGGCAAATGCCTACATAGATGCTATTACAACTACTGGCAATGTAGCAGTAGGAGGCAATCTTACAGTTACAGGAACTACAACATTTAATGGAGGCACACTAACTTTAGGTGACTCTGCTAGTGACAATGTAGTTTTTGGGGCAGATGTAAACAGCAGTATTATACCAAACACAGATAGTGCTTATGACTTAGGCTCTTCAAGCCAAGAGTGGCGTGACATATACATAGATGGTACAGCTTATGTAGATGCCATTAACTTTAATGGTACTGCAATAACTTCTACAGCCGCAGAACTTAACATATTAGATGGAGTAACTAGCACTGCGGCAGAGCTTAATATACTTGATGGCGTAACAAGCACTACCGCAGAGTTAAATGTTTTAGATGGTATTACAGCAGTTGTAGGAGAACTAAATGCCTTAGACTTAGGAAGCACTGCGGTAGGTACAGCAATTGCTTCTAAAGCTGTTATTTTAGATTCAAACAAAGATTATACTGGAATAAGAAATTTTACTATAACTGGTGATCTCACTATTGGCGGTGATGATCTTGTTATGGGTACAAACACAGCAGGACATATTTTAGTTGCTGATGGCACTAACTTTAATCCTACTGCTGTTGGAAGTCTTTCTGAAATATCTACAGTAGCTAACGATGATGTATTACTTGCAGTAGATACTTCGGGTGGTGGGCTAAAGAAAATTTCTAGAAGTACATTAGTTTCTGGACTAGCGACATCAGGAGCAATATCCGATGTAGTTGAAGATACTTCACCTCAACTTGGGGGTGATTTAGATGTTAATAGTAATGGTTTAGTTTCTACATCTAATGGAAATATTGCACTTACTCCAAATGGTACTGGGGTTGTTAGAATAGATGGTAATGTAGATATACAGACAGGCGAGATTGTTTTAAAGAATGGTGGGTCTGTATCTAATGTTAAGTTTTACTGTGAATCTAGTAACGCTCATTATACTCAGTTGCAGTCATCAGCACATAGCGACTACAGCGGTAACGTAACTCTTACATTACCTGCCGCTACAGATACTCTAGTTGGTAGAGCTACTGCTGATACTCTTAGTAATAAAACTTTAACAGCTCCTAAATTTGCTGATGATGGTTTTATAGCAGATGCTAATGGTAATGAAATAATAAGATTTCAAACAACTTCTAGCGCAGTAAATGAACTTGAAGTAACTAATGCGGCTACAGGAAATGCTGTAATACTAGGAGCTGCTGGTGGTGATACAAACATTGATATCACTATAACACCTAAAGGTACGGGCGAAGTAAATATAGCTGCTGGTAATTTTAACTATGCAGGTACAGCAGTTACTGCTACTGGAGCAGAACTTAATATTCTTGATGGGGTAACGTCTACCGCAGCAGAGTTAAACATTCTTGATGGTGTAACAAGCACCACAGCAGAATTAAATATACTTGATGGTGTAACGTCTACAGCAGCCGAACTTAATATATTAGATGGAGTAACATCAACTGCTGCAGAACTAAATGTTTTAGATGGTATTACTGCTGTAGTAGGAGAGCTTAATGCTCTTGACCTTGGCTCTACAGCCATAGGAACAGCTATAGCTTCTAAAGCAGTTATACTGGATTCTAATAAAGATTACTCAGGTATACGAAACCTTACAATTTCTGGAGAACTAGATGGAGGCTCACTAGATATTTCTGGTGATGCAGATATTGATGGTACTACCAATTTAGATGCTGTAGATATTGATGGTGCTGTGCAGATTGACGGTAACACTACTTTCGGCGTAGATGATACTGGAGTAGATGTAAAATTCTTTGGTGATACTGCTAGTGCATATATAATGTTTGATGCAAGTGCAGACAAACTATTAACATCTGGTGGGGCTGTAATAGATGTAGTTAAAGATAAACTATTAATAGGCGGTACAGCAGTCACTACAACTGCCGCTGAGTTAAATATTTTAGATGGCGTAACATCTACTACAGCAGAACTTAATATACTAGATGGTGTAAGTCGTGGCTCATTAATTTACGGAAACGCTTCTGCTGCAACTGCTCTGCTTACTAAAGGTGCGGCAAACACAGTTTTAACCTCAGATGGCACGGACATTTCTTGGGCGGCTGCGGCTCCTGCTGGGAATGTTCACTCCTTTACCGCAAGTGGAGCGGTAGCTTCTGGCAAGCCAGTTGCTTTAAATTCAAACGGAACAGTCACTCAAGTAGCTGGTACATCAGAAAGCACAGGCTCAGAGGTCGTTTTTGAGGCCGCACAGTCTTATCACATTCTGCCTATCTTTGACTCCTCAAACAACAAGGTAGTCATCGTCTACACTGATTCTGGAGACTCAAATCACGGCAAGGCGATAGTTGGTACAGTTAGTGGTACAAGCATTAGCTTTGGAACTGCTGTGACATTTAATGCTGCCACAACGTATCAAATATCTGGTACTTTTGATAGCAATTCAAATAAAATAGTCATTGTTTATAAAGACGTAGGAGACAGCAATAAAACAAATTCAATAGTTGGCACTGTAAGCGGAACCAGTATTAGTTTCGGTTCTGAGGCTACCATCACCACAAATGTTGCATCAGATACCAGCACGACATTTGACAGCAATTCAAATACAGTAGTTACGTTTTACAAAGACACATCCAATAGCAACTATGGTACAGCCGCAGTAGGCACTGTAAGTGGCACTTCGATCTCATACGGAACTCCAGTTGTTTTTGAGAGTGCCGCATCAAGTTTGTACCAGCAATCGTCTTGCTTTGACACATCAAGTAATAAAACTGTAGTGGTATATGCTGATGGAGGAAATTCAAGTCATGGAACCGCTATCGTTGGCACTGTGAGTGGCACTTCGATCTCATTTGGAACTGCCGTTGTATTTCATGCCGCTGGCACAGCTAATGCAGTGTGTGCATTTGACACCACCGCTAACAAAGTGGTTATTGCGTATGAAGATACTGCTGATTCTGAAAAAGGTAAGTCACTTGTTGGGACGGTAAGCGGTACGGCTATATCCTATGGCTCTGAAGTGGAATTTGAGAGTGGCGGCATACAAGAAGTTGGAATGACGTTTGATCCAGACGCAGGAAAAGCGGTTGTGGTGTATATGGATAAAGGCAACAGCAATCACGGAACCTATGCTGTTGGCACTGTTAGTGGTACGTCGATTACTTACGAAACGCCTGTTGTTTTTGCAGCCGCAACGTCAGAAAGATGCACTGCTGCTTATGACACCAATTCAGACAAAGTAGTAATTGGCTTTGAAGACGGTGGTAATAGCAATCACGGGACTTCAATAGTTCTTCAAGTTGGTAGTTCAAATGCTAGTGATTTTGTAGGAATTTCTAACGCCGCAATATCAGATAGTGCAGCAGGAAATGTAACTGTTCAAGGTGGTTTGATTACTAATTCCGACCTAGCCACTTTAACAATTGGCTCAACATATTACGTCCAAGATGACGGAAGTCTAGCTACAACATCATCAGATGTAACTGCTGGCAAAGCGCTCTCAGCAACAACACTTTTACTGGCAGGTATTTAAAATGAAAACAATTGTTGACAACGCAACTAACACATCGCGGTATCTTTTTGCCGATGACAAGTCAGTCACGATGGGAAGCGACACAATTACTGTTGGCGACCCTGCTGATTTCATTATTGGTGATCTCAACAGCGGCAATGCCACTCTTATCACCGGAGTTAGCGAGCCTGAAGACTGGTATGGGTGCAAGTACACCTGCGCGAGTGACGGCACATTTACAGCGGTAGAAGGTTGGGTAGACCCACGTGAGTCTGAATAGTATTACATGGCCTGAGGCATCCTAATGGACTATCAAGTTCTATTTAATATAGCAATTGGTATAGCAGGATTTGTTATAGGCTTTATATTCAGTAGAATATTTACAGAGCTAGATAAGTTAGATGATGACCTAAGTAATATTGT